GGCGGCCGCCAACGCCCTGAAGCGGGCAGGCGACCGGGTGACCGTGGGTCCCCAAGGACCGGACTCGCCGGCGGACGGAGACCTGTGGGTCGTGGCCGGGGAGAATCACCAGGCCACCGGCGTCAAGGTGTGGTCCGCCGCCGCGAAGCAGTGGCAGGACTACCTGCTGGTTGCTGGCCGTGTTCTCGTGCCCGGCAGCGTCGGGAGCGTGGAGATCGCTGACGGCGCGGTCAACGCGAGCAAGGTCGTCGCCTCGGAGGAGCTGTGGGCGAAGATCGGCGTGTTCGCGAAGGTCACGACGCAGATGCTCCAGGCCGGGCAGGCGAAGATCACGGGTGAGTTGCTGGCTGACACGATCCGCCTGTCTACGCGGATTGTGGCCGGTGACCCGTCGGGTGATGCGGCGATCATGGACTCCACGGGCCTGCACGTGGTGAAGGCGGTCGGCGGGCAGCCGAGTGAGGTCGTGACCCTAGGGACGGCCGGGCAGGATTTCCTGTCGATCACGGGCACGGATGGCCTGGCGAAGGCCACGATCACCGGCGACGGGCTCGTGTCCGCGCAGTCCCTCTCCGTGGCCGACCGCCTCGTCTGGCGCGGGACGGACCTGGCCGAGACCCTGGCCGCTCTCCCCCGCGGCGTGGTCGCCTGGGGCTCCGCCTGGCCGTGGGGTGGCAGCAACCGGCACATAGTTCGCTCCGTCGATTCGCTCTATGAGCTCGTCGTCGACCTCGAGGCGGGCCGAATGTACCAGGTGGAGGAGCTGGTCACCTGGTACGCGAACAAGGCGAACGCCATGCTCGAGGCCAGGCTCCAGTGCTCGCCGGTCAACGCCGGCGCGAAAGACGAGTTTGAGCAGCGAATTCGCGTTGTGTCCGAGAACCGGAACCAGTTGCAGACC